CTGCATAGTTTTTGCGTATCTTGTTATTGTAACTTGTTTTGATCCAAGTGCCGCCAAGATTATCTATTAACCATTGATAACCTTCATCACCGGCAGGATCGTAATTATTGCCTACCAATATTCTAATAACTTTATTATTGTTATCTAATTCTGCAAAGTGGCTCATTTTGCGTACCTTATTACTACTAAACCAGATCCGCCATTAGCGCCGTCATTTAATGCGGTGCCACCACCGCCACCACCGCCAGTACTGGTAGTACCTGCTACAGCTGCTATCGGAGTAAAATTAAATCCTGTACCACCTGCACCACCACCGCCCAAGCCACCTGCATAAACTGTGTTAGCTTGGTTTCCACCAGTTCCACCACCTGCATAATAATAATTACCACTATCTAATTGACCAGTAGAAGTAATTGCGCCAATACTATTTGTTAAAGAATCGTAATAACCTGCACCACCGGCACCAGTATTACCTGAACCATTAGCACCAGCTGCAGTTTTACCACCACCACCGCCACCGTAAACTGGTCCACTACCTTTACCAGAACCACCTGCATTACCTTGACCAGAAGTAGCAGATCCACCACCAGTATTAAAAGCACCGCCACCGCCAGATCCGCCAGTTAATCCAGATGGTTGATTATCACCACCACCGCCGCCACCGCCTTTAACTAAAGTTAAAGAACCGAATCTAGAATCGTTACCAGTTGCGCCTTGTGCGTTATAAACACCTTTTGAGCCACCTGCGCCACAGGTTACAGAATAGCCAGTTGTAGTTAATGATTGAGAAGTAAAAGTTAATAGACCACCTGCACCGCCACCGCCACCGTTCCAAGCACCGCCACCGCCACCGCCAGCGACTACTAATATATCTGTAGTTAAAGATTCTAAAGGAGTAAAAGTTCCATTAGAAGTGAATAGATGATAAAAATAACTTGCATCATTAAATATAGTTCCGCCAGTAGCTTTAGGAACCGCTGGCGAAATAAAATCTATTACACCTGCGCTTAAATTTCCGATCATTATGCAACGGCTCCGACTACGGTCCAAGCATTAGTCCCGGTTTTAATTGCTACGGCAGCTTTGAACGCTCCTACTATTGGAGCTGCAGAAGATGCGCCGGCAGAAGATATCGTCGTAGTACCGCTAGTTACAGCTTGAATAGTTAGATTACCAGCTGCATTATTATTAAGAATTGTTATAGCTGTACCATCTGGAAAATCATAAGTAGCATCTGTTGGAATGCTAACAGTTTTAGCCGATGAGCTAGTGAATACTAAAAGTTTTTGGTATTCGTCTCCACTTGCTAAAGTATAAGTAGTGCCAGACTTTGTAGATAGTTCGTAAACTGGAAGGCCATTCCAGATAGTCGAAGTAACGATATCGCCGGTAACGACGGGCCATGTTGCCATTTTTTCTCCTTAGTAAGAAAGTACTCCGCTACCGATGGTCGCATAGGTAGTACCTATTATAAACCCATCGATAATCGGTTCTAGTGTAGTGAAGGTAGTTTTGAAGCTATTAGGTGTTATTACGTTTTGAACACCGAACACCTGCAAAGTTTTAGTAAGGGTCGATCCGCCCGGTTGGGTCGTACTAACCGTAATTGGATCAAAGAAGTCAAGATCCAAAGCTGCAATAATGCCGGCGTTATAGTTCGGCGTATAAAGATCTAAAGTAATCGAATCGCATCTAATAGAAGTTTCGGCCCGGCTAGCAATATAGGCACGGGCATAATCCAAAGCTACGGCGTCGGTCTGCATTAATAGATCCTGCTCGTTATAGCTGTGTAAGAAGTATTTATCGATAGAAGCTTGGTTAGTGGCCACTTGCGGAGTACCGCCGGTCCGGGTAACCGTACCCTTGTTATAGACGAGTACGTCATTAAGTACCCAATTAGCATCGACGTAATAGATCCCGGTGCCATCATCGGCGAAGTCTGTAGTAGGCAGGGCTACCGATGAAGTAGTTAAGGCTCGATCCTGAAATACGAAAGATCCGTAGGCATCGACATAGAGAGCCCCGTATTCGGTCGTAGCGACCGTCTGCATAGCTGTTAGAGAAGTACGGAAGGTGCCCGGATCATTCTGCAGAGTAGTTTGTCCGGCATCAACATCTCGCATCGAGTTAGGCCATTCAATTTCGTCTAGGATCTGATTAATGCGAGTACCTGATAGATCCCCTGCGCTAGCACCTGTAACGGTCGATATCTGGGCATTCTGGGCCAATCTAGAGGCATCTATGGCTTGGATGGTTGTATAGGCTACATCGGTGGCTTCTTGAGGTTGAGTTGTTAAATAGCTTGTAATAAAGCCAGAAAATATCGGATAGGTAACGGAGTTATAAGTAGCCGTAATCTGGATCTTACGCATTGGGCTAAGAAGTTGGTAATAAGGGCCCGTCGGATTTTGTGGGTTGAAGTCGCCATTTTGATCGACTATACGTAAAGTTAATTGGCCGGCTTGGAATTCATCGGATACCGCATCTCGGCCCCGTCGAGTTTTAATGTAATCGATCTGATCCGATACATCTACGATCACAGCTGCAGAATCAGCAAAGATATTAGTACCGAAGATACCTGAATTAATAAGACAAGCTTGCGCAAAGCCGGGCCCCGTCGAGAAGTTAATCACCGCATTTACTACAGGTACGGCCATTATAAGAATCCTGCCGGAGCTGTTATGTAACCGTTAGTTACGATCTGTTGCATAGCTCTTTGAACCTGATCGGTAAAGTCATCTTGCGCCAAAATTGGTCCAGCCGTTTTAATTTCAAAATAATTATTTTGTACAGCAGATCCGCTAGTACCACCAGGCACCGGCATCGCAGAAGATACGCTACTAGTATAAGAAGGCAATTCTCTAAAGGCTCCGTAATTAGGAGCATTCTCATAGACGTTACGCAAAGAGTTAGCAGCTTCATTAGCCGATTCTGCGAGCTTCTTAGCTGCGTTAGCTGCATCTAATTCGGCGTTATATTTCTTGGCTAATACTTCGTTTTGATCTAGTAATGCTAATTGGGCTTTAATCCGTAGTTTAGTTTCTTCATCGGTAGCCGTATTAAGAGCCAGCATTAGCCCGATGCGCTCTGTATCAAATTTCTTAGCCAGTTCATCTAAAGCCAGTTTTGCCTTATCTTTGGCTAATAGGTCTGCAGCTGCTTTATTACGTGCTTTTAATAATTGTAATTCTTTAGCCCTTGCGATCTCCATGTCCGCACCGGCACCCAGAGAATAAGTAAAGTTAGAAGTAGGCTTAGCCCGTTCGGTAGCTCCATACTTGGCTAGCAAGTAAGCCGGTAAATTGACGGCAGCTAATAAGTCTGTAGTTTTAACTTTATCTAAGCCGGTTAGTGTTTCTACTTTGCTTAAAAGTTTAGCCATTCCAAAGGTTGCATCGGCTATCGCTTGAGCGAAGTCTTCCATGTCGGTAGCTGCATTCTCGATCGAATTATCTTTAGAGAATAGGGCTAGAGAATCTAATAAGCCTTTGCCGATAGTTTCTTTAGCGTTAGCAGCTGCAACGTTGAGCCGATCCATCTGGCCGGCGTAAGTAGATAATCTGGCAGAAGCTTGGCCGGAGAATTTATCCGATAGAGCTTCCATGATCTTATTCATGTCGCCGGTGGCTAATATAGTTTTATCTAGGCCGGCACCTAAACGGCTAAGAGCTGTAGTCTGCCCGGTAAAGCCTTTGGCCAAAGCTGCCGACACTTCTTCGACAGAGCGACCCGTCGCAGCTGAAACGTTAAGCGCAACATCTAAAGCCTTCTGGCTTTGAATCAATGATCCGCTGGCGGTGATTAGGGTCTGAAAAGCCGGCCTAAGTTGGTCATCGAGAACGCCGTACATCTTCTGCAAGTTAGCGATGTATAGCTCTACGCCCGGTGCTGAGAATGAATAACCTAGATTATTTAACTGGGTTTCTAAAGCTTTAGCTGCCTTCTCATCTTCCATAAAGGCTTTAACGGATGCCTTGCCAAAGCTGATAATAGCTGCAGTACCAAAAGCTCCGGCAAAGGTTTTAGCCAGATTCTTTACGGTTTTATCGAATACCGATACATCCTTTTCGGCCTTCTTTAAGCCTTTATTACTCCATGTAGATAACGCCGATACGACTAAACTAGCCATTTGGTCGGCTCCTTAATGCTCTAGCCGTAGCCACCATCTCGGCTTTTTGTGCAGAGTTGAAAGCGTTACAGGTATTTTCAATAGCTTTTAATACTTTGGAATAAACCTTGCCATTATCTTCGGCCCATGCTCGATAGATTAATCGGCCTTGTTGTTTACGACTTGGCCGGCCACGTTGTCCGACTACCCTTGCATCGACTAACGGCGGTAATGCAGCTATAAATTGGAATGAAGCGTTAGGGTTCAAAGAAGCCGTATCGGTTCGACCAGCACCGACTTTACGGCCGGCAGTTTCATAGATAGCACCGGGAGCAGATTCGTTAGATACGTAATTAGTTACGGCCCATCCGTTGCGATTACGCTTATTAGATCCGGCTTTATATTTGATACCGGCTTTAGCGGTTGAATAATCATAAGCCGGGAATGCCCGATAATTGGCGGTAGATACGGAAGCCGTAGCCTTACCCCATCCGCTTAATACCTCATTTTGCTTAGGTAAGTAATTACGGGCTTTGTCCCGAATTGGAAGCATAACGGCTTTAATATCACCGCCCATCGCCTTTAATAATTCATCATCGAATTTACGTAGAGCTGTTTGGAGTTGTTTAACGCCGGTTACGTTTACTGGCATTTTTAATCTCCTTCGCTCTATCGTTTAATACTTGGATGATAAGCCTGAGCATTTCATCATCGATCTTTAATAGTTCATTAGGCGAGATTCCAGTTTCGACCGCTAAAGCTGCGATCGTATAGCCCATAGAATCCCGACTAATGGCTATTTTTTTTCTTCGAGTACCTCTACTAGATCTAGGGTATCTACGAATTCTGGGCCAAAAGTAGGCACGGTAGCTCCAGACCTGCGCAAGCATTCCCAAGCAAGCCAAAAGATCTCGGTTTGCTTTTCTGTCTCACGAAGGATCTTAGAGATACCGGCCTTATGAACTAACTCGAAGGCATACTCAATACCCGGCGTTATGCGGTGTTCGCTTACTTCGCCGTTAGCCCTTGTTATCTTTAGTTTTGCCATTAGTTATATTCTCCTTAGAAGGTTCCTGAAGTTGCATACGCTACGGTGCTGTTGCATGTAAACGTAATTGATGCGTTATTAATAGATGCTACATCGCCATTAATTGGAGTTAAGTTATTAACTAGAATTGATACGGTGTATAACGGATTAGTTGCGCTTACGGCAGTTCCCTTAACTGGGATTAACACGGCAGTAATTGTAGTGCCGTAGTTAGTCTGTAGCAGGGTAGTAATCTGAGAAGCTGCAAAGTCATTAAAGAAGTCTAGAGTTAGCGTTGAGGCTTCTAGTCCCTTAGTGAATTTATGAGCTGTATCTCCAAGCGATGTAATTTCTAGTTCGTCGAAGATTTGTGAAAGAGTTGCGCTGCTTACGTGATCTGAAATATCAGTACTTGCCAGCTTAACCCCTACGGTGTTATTTAGCATTACGGCCATTATTCTTCTTCCTTCTCTGCAGCTGGTGCAGCTTTAGCTTTTGGTTCTTCTTGCTTAATCTGACCAATTCGGGCCAGAAAATTATTCTCATCTATATCATATTTATCAGACATGTTAGCTCCAAGTAGTTAGAATCGAGATATTTAATTCAGCTGTTAAAAGCGATCCGCTAGCTGCATCGGTGATCGATGGAGTAGATACGCTAGTAACGTTATAAGAGATTCCAGATGCGGCCAATTTATTAAACACGGCCACGATAAAAGATTCGATGCCGGCTAAGTTGCCTTGATTATCGAATGCAGGTACGGCCATTAGAATCTTGAAATTAGCCAAAGGCGCAATAGTGTTATAGCCATCGTTCGTAGGTTGGATATACGGATCGCCGGGTAACACGGTTACAGAGTTGGCTAATAATGTTGGATTCGGAAAAGCGAAAGTACTCCATATGCCATTATTTGTAAGAGCTGTGGCTACGGTGCTTCTAAGGGTAGTTATAGCTGCTGGCATTAGCCCACCAAAGAAGAAGGGTTAGCGTAAGGTTGAATTAACCCACGTACCCGGTTCATTAGTTGATAGCCCATGCGATAAGGCGAAGGCGTAAAGCCATCCATGCCTACTCCGCCGGTCTGGGATACTTGCCGGGCTTGCCAGATGTCCACCGCTAGGACCATCGCAGCTTGACGGATCGCTGGAGTATTAGCGTAGCTGGCAGTTTTAGTATCGGGCCCGGTAGCCGTGCCATAAGGCACGATTCGACTAAAGATTTGATTAGCTGCAGTTTTAGAGTATTGAATAAAAGAATAACCGTTAGGCCAGTTTTGCCATGCCCACGGCCACCAAAGTAAAGGCAGGATATTAGCGGTACCGTTTGAAGCCGGCACGGTGCCGGTGATGGTGTAAGTACCATTGAAGGTTGCACCGCATCCAGCGATAGTAACGCTCTCACCAGTTACAAATAAACCGGGATTAGCCAGCATTAAAGTCGCTACGTTGTTATTAATTGTACATCCGACTACTGGCGCAGTATCGAACCATAGATACTGATTAAGTAAATCTTGCGCCGTTGAACAGACAGATTCGACATCAGAATCGGAGTAAAGAGTACCTATGCCAAGATTGGCCCTCAGCTCGGCGACGGTTACGTAAGTAGCTGCCATCTCTTTACTCCTTTTCTAATAGCTCTGCCGGGATAGGGCTACTAAACCCGGCAGATTCCTAATGGGTATTACGCTTTATTGTATAAATAAATACCCTTTGGCATCTTGGCAAGTGTTGCCATGAAGCCGTAGATAGCGATTTGTACTTGCAGATTGCTTACCACGTTTACAGACATAAAGGCTTGAGGTGAACGGTAAACAGTAAACGCCTCTGGTGCCAAGATAACAGCTGAGCCATCATCAAAGGTAGTAGCAGCTAGATTCTTAGATACGTAAAGATCCAAGCCTAGAACGTTTCCACGAATTGAAGATGGACGAACTTGTCCAGCTGCGTTCATTGGTTGAATTGCATTGTAGATAGGGCGACCTGTTGTATCTGTTGCGCCTAGTAATGCTTGGTATTGAGCTGCGTTACCGATGTAATTCTGAGCAAAGTAGCCAGTATTCTTATAGATATTAGCTGACGCTTCTGCGCTGAAATCGATAATACCTGTTGAATCTGCTGTCTCTGGAGTAGCTGCGGTTCCAGCTGCAATAAGAGCAGACGCTACAGCTGTATCAATAGCAGTTAAATACGCATTTTGTAATTGTGTAGTTAGCTCTTGATAAAAGCCAGGATAGCCGCTGCGTTCCAATAGCTCTACGGATAGCGTATTCATGCCACTGTACTTGGATACTGAGGCCGTCAAGAAGGGGCTCTCCATCCCGGTATTTTGTACAGCGCCGGCTTCTAGCTCTACTGTAACTGCTGGAGCTACGCCAGTTCCGCCACCTGCAGAAGTAACCAAAGAAGGTACAGAAATAGTCATACCTTGCGCTGGAAGTGTACCTTGTGAACAGGCATCGATTGTAGGTGTACCGAAACGAGTATTTGTTGGAAACTCTGTTAGGTATTGAACAGGATTGAAACCCGGGTTAGTTGCAAAGCTATCATCAGCTGCAGAGATAAATAACTTTGAATCGTCATTACCTAAAGCTGCTTTGATCTTATGCTCTGTATAGCCAGCGAAATCTTTAATCGGCGAGCGAACAGATGTAGAGATAAACGGTGTTGATGTAACTGGGCGAGATGCTTCTACTACTGGAGTAACCGCTTCCGCCTTTTCTTCGATTGGCTCTGGAGCTTTGTTGTCCAAGATAGCCTCGCTTTCTTTTTCGGTTGGAGTTGCTTCTTCTGCTTCGCCTTCGCTAGCAGCTACCTTAGTAACGATCGCATCCGGGTAGGCCGGACTTTCGACTAAGGAAACCTCTACCATTTTGGCAGCTGATACGACTAATACGCCGTCTTTATCTTTTTTAGCTCTTACTACATCGACCCCGATGCTTAACGAACTAATCAATTCTTCTTGGGCCAAAATTAAATAATCATTACCCTTCTGAGATGCACTAACTTTGAAGGTACCGTAGATAGCATCCTGAGTAACTTGAAATGATTGCGCACGGCCTATTGGGTCATTTTGCGAATGTTGCGCAAGTAATTTAACCCGGCGAGCTTCTGGGATCTCTACCGATCCTGATTCAAATTTAACTGGGCCGGCGGAAGTGTTGCCTACAGTATTAAACGGCAGAACTACTCCGGATATAAGCCGGCGCCCAGCGTCGCTTGATTCAATTTGAGATGCGAAGGTAAGGTGGATATTTTCGATTTCCATTTATAGTCCTAACTCATTTCCGGGATCTAACGTATCTTCTTCTTCCATATCTTCTAATTCCGATTCATTACCATCGGGAGTTAGATCTTCCATTTCTTTAGCTTGATCGATATCAATTAAACCAAGATTTAACATCTTCTCGATTACGTTTAATCTTTCCATAGCATCGGCTCTTAGGAATGTATCATCAACCGCAAAGCGAACCACGTTTCGATTGTTTGTAATATCATCTAGAGATAAACGATTTTCCACCGCACTTATGTAAGGTTGCAGGGTATAGGCCAGAAATTCTTTACGTGAATCCAAGATATTTTGATAAGTCATAGAGTTATTCATATCTGCACTTACCATCCATGCAGGTACGCCCATTAATCGGGCTACCTGTGTGCTAAGGAATTGCAAACTTTCATTATAGGACATGTCCTTAGGCGAAAATCCTGTAGTTTCATAACTTAGAGTAGAAGTTAAATAAGCAGTAGAGCGATTTAGACGGCTCGCTTTCCAAGCTGCAAGTAATCCAGATATTTGCGCTTCTGGTAGATCTGCGCCGGTATTTTTTAGATAGCCCGTAGGCATTGGAGTAGCTGCGCTAACAGCTGCAGCTTTTTCTAAATCTAGTGAAGCTTGAATAGTCCGGGCTCCAGATTGTAGAACTCCTGCGCCATTTAATCCTTGAAAAGTTACAATATCGGTCATAGCTACTTCATAACCATCTATAAAATATTGATCGATTTCGGTGCCAAATTTATTGGTCGTATAAGTTACTCGGTTATTTGAAATCCATTCAAATCTCGACGGCCTTCCATCATCCGCATAACGTTCACTAATACGCCAATAAGCCAAGTTATAGAATATAAGTGAATCGATGGTCCATGCCATTGTTACGCTTCTTGGTTGGCGTATATCTGGTTGCTCTAACCAACGTGGCTTACCTAATTCTTTGCCGGTTGTTTTGTTATAAAGTTCTAGATCTAAAGATGCAATTACTCCAGCAATTAAGTTACGACATCTTGCAACTGTTGGCACTTGCATAGCTGCATCACGGCCAATAGATCCAACGCCTAGAGAATTAGAAGTACCAGTATTAAAATAGCCATAGCCGTATGATGTATCCATAATAGCCGGCGCATATTGCGCCTCGACTTTAGGCGTAGCTGTATTACGAAGGCCAAGCGTTTGTAATAATCCCATGAGCATATTCTCCCGATAAAATCAAGCATATTCGGGTATTTCGCTTCCGTGTCTAAACATAGATTTGAGCTACTTCTGGCGGGTCGGTTAGTAGGTGTACGACCATCGCTACGCCGATGGCTATATCGACGGGCCCTGCGCTCCGCCTTCTGACTATACGCCAACTTGAATCTGACTGCTTAGCTGCGCAATTATTAAAATGATCGATAAATACCTGTTGGCCACCGTGAACGATTTTTTTATTAGCCAAAGCATCGTGTAACTCTCCGCAAGCTTGGTAGAAGGATTGGCCAGATATATCTTTAACGGCGCATCCAGATCGCTCTAATTTTGTGGCAATACTTTGGCTAGTATATTTATCAAAGGCAATAACCCTCGGAAAATAAATATCCGACCATTTTTTAATAGCTGCAGCTACGACGGTATCGTCCACCGCTACTGGGCTCTGGAATGTTTCTAGTACCGCTACTCCTATTTTGCCCGATGGAGTTATCTGGCCCATTACTAAACTTGCATCCCGTTTACTAGGGCTCACGTCAAAGCCGAAGATAGTCAAAGGACCAGGAGATAGCTGTAGGCTCGAATCGGATGTATCTTCTACGCTTTGGAATGGCCACGGTGAGGCTAAACTTGAAATCCATTGGCAGAGCGTTTCCGTGCGGAAATCTTCGATTGTATTTACCGCCAAAGATTCTTCGATACTGTTCTCATCGATCAGAGTGCCAAGCGACGGGTTAGCCATCGCCCATCCTTTGCGATCTGTAACTTTGGCGAACTCTGGAGCCGAGTATTCATAGAAGCCGATACTCTCCGGCGGATAACTTAGGCACTTCTCCCGAAGATTATTTAATACTTCCGAGAAGGCATCACCAGAGTTAGAGCTGAAATAACTTTGGGCATTTTTCTGGGCACGGGTTACAGGTAGCGCAGCTGCGTAAGCTTCTTTGCCTACCTCTCGGAGCTCATCGATCCAAAGATAAGAAGCTGAGCGACCACGTGATCCGTCACGGGTTGAAGCCACTACATCTAATCGACCACCGCCATACTTCGGAAGTATCTCGATCGATTCTGTACCGTTAGCAAATCGGATCTGTTTAACCATTGGCCTTAGATAATCGGATGATTCGAATAGGTAAGCGATCTCCCGGAAGTTAGTAAGTGCCATGCCACGATTAGAGGACATAATGATTTGATTCTTTTCGCCGAATAAAACTAAGCCGGCGATGGCCCTAATTCTGCCTATAAAACTTTTACCATTCTGCCTTGCACATAAAAGTAAATTACTGGTCCTAATAAACGAATCATCTTCTCGCACCGAGAGCATGTCTGTTAATACCCACTTTTGCCATTCGAGAGCCGGAGATCCGATAGCTTCTGCAAGCTCTATAACCTCTGGAGCCCGGCTTCTAGTGTTAAGCAGTTTGTTATGTAGTCTGGGTTGAACGGCCCCCAACAGAGGCGGTTTAGAAGTGCTCATCTATGGGATCAATTAATACTCGGTTGGCCTAAAGCTGGACCGGCCGGGATCGAACTGGTCGTAATCGGCATCGGGGAGATGGATCGACA